AAGGGTGCTTGGGCAAAAGTGACATCGCCAAACACCGCACGTCCTATTAGGCTGCGTCGAGCGAGAAGGAGTAGGTCACGTTCAGCGTGTCGCCGTTGTCCACAGTCTTGTCGCCGCCCGTGAAGTCACCAGCCGAGAACAAGATGCCAGATGTGCCGCTGTTCACGCTGGCCAAAAACGCACCAGCAACTACAGTGGCGTTCACCAGCATGGCAAACGAAGCAGGCGATGCGGAGTTGGATATCACCGATGGGTCAGCCGTGGTGGCCGTGCCGAATGTCACTGCTTTGCGGTTGCCGGTGTAGGCGGTGCCGGGGACCAACTCTGTCCAGCCCGCGTGAGAAGCCAGTGTGTCAGCAGCGGCAAAGGTTGTGCCGGAGCCGGGGCCTTGAACCAGACCAAGGAACCAAGCAGCCGTGTAACCCACGCCGCTGAAGTACTTGGAGTTCATGTCCTGCAGACCCTCGTTGACCACGAGGTTGTGGAAGGTGTCGGACCACTTCTCTTGGCCGTCTGCGCCCACGCAAGTGACGGTGAACACGCCGCCCGCGCCAACGCGCTCGCCGCCAATACGCTGAGCGACCATGCCTGCGGTAACGCTGTCTTGTGCTTTGCTGTGTTCCATGATGTGTCCTTATGAGATTCGCACAATCGCACTGTTGGCGTCGGCAGTTGGGAAGATGATTTGGAAGGTGTCGTTGTTCACGGTCTTGTCAGCGCCAAAGTCCAGAACAGCCACGGACTTGTTGCCCTCGGACAAATTGTAGATCAGTGCCCCCCGTGCGGTAAAGGTCGAACCGGGCCATGACGTGTTAGAAAAGGACCAAAATGCTGTGGGAACGCCGTCCTGGTTGTTTCCGGTTGTCGGAGAAGTGCTCACGGTGAGCGTGTTGCCGCCTGCCGTGTACCCCGTGCCTACGACTTCCCCAGAGGTCGTGTAAATCGAGGTTGCTGCTCCAATTGACGCAGCGGACGTGTACAGCGCGATCTTGAATGTGTCCGGAGAAGCGGGCCCAAAGTTGTGAATTCCCTGGGGCAGCTCCCCCTTGAATGAGGTGGTTGCGGTCTGAAAGATGGCCATTTCCGTCGTCCTGGCTTAGCTGATACGGATGAGTGCGCTTTCCGCATCGTCCGTGGGCAGCTGGATTTGGAACTGCTGGCTAAGCACCGTTTGGTCCAACCCAAAATTAAGGACACCAATCGACTTGCCCGCCTTAGATGAGTTGTAAATCAGCGCCCCACGGGTGGTGAATGTCGCGGCGTTCCAGGTAGGGTTGTCAAATGAGACGTATGCGACTCCAAGGCTCTCCGACAGCGCCACGGTCACGTTCGTAAGAACCAGGCCGGTAGCGGTGTATCCCACCCCTGTTACCTCCTGCGTGGAGGTGTACTGTGCGGTGAGGGGCCCTAGTTCTGCAGCGGACGTGTAGAGGGCAATCTTCAGCACGTCCGTGCTGAAGTCGTGCACCCCTAAAAGAAGCTGCTCCTTGAATGTGTTGGTAAGGCCTGCTGTGATCATTGATTACCTCACTGGGACCTTGACCTGGCCATCCAGATATGCGTCGCCGCGTTGTTTGCCATCGCCCAAGTTCTTCAACAGCATGAGCGCCTCTTTGAATTTGGTGTCGTAGACCGCCATCATGTCCTGCTCACCCTTCATCCAAGTGTACGCTTCCACAAGAGAGCCATACAGGAGAGTGCTGTCGAAATTGTCCCCCAGCCAGGAAGTGCCTGCAGTAACAATCGACTCAGGGTAGTAATAAAAATGGAGCTCTGCTTTGTAGTTCAAATCAGGCGTTGGGCCCACGATAAACGTGAGCTCGTTGACATCATTTGTGGACGGGCCAAAGATGGCGTAGTACTTGGGAAGCGCCTGATACCCGGGGTTGGGGTAGATCTCTCGGATGTAGTTGACATCGCGGTTCAACAAGTACGTGTAGTTGCCCTGAAACCCCACAAATCCCGATACGGCTCCTGTGTTGGCCAAGGACAATGTGACGGTGGTGCCGACAATCAGTGTGATGGCCGCGCCCGTTGCAATTCCCGCCCCAGTTGCATACATGCCCGGAATCAAGCCTGCTGCGCTTGCCACTACGATGGTGAACGCCCCTGCGGAGCCTGTGGCGGTAGTGTCTGCTTGCGGGTAGATGGCCAGGGAATACGTGGAAAGAAAATCATCGGGACATGCCAAGTACTTATTGCCTGTCGTCAATGCGCCTGTCACGTTCTTGCGCAAGTTGGCAATCTGCACCGTGTTGTAGATGCGCTGCTCTGCTTGACGCACGAACGTAGGAATCTCGTTGATGAAATCAACGTCCGTATTGTTGGTGTACGCCTGGATGGCGTCGCTTAGGGCGGCGTAGTTCATGTGATGCTCGTTCTAATTGTTCCCAGCATAGTGCCTGCCACCAGCTGTCTTGCGGGAGGCATCGGCTGCATGCCAATACTGGCAAAGGACGTGTCCGCCGTGAACCCTACATACACTGTGACGCCCATTCGGGCCTCTGGCCTAGGCTGGTGCAGTGCCTGGGGTTCGTTGATGTTTCGTTTTGGCTCAAGCTGCGGGTGCTTGGGTTCGTAGCATTCAGAGCAGACCTTGAAGCCCTTCCAATCCTTGATGAGCAAGTTGAGCTTGAACCGCTGCCCACACTGGTCGCACAGCGCAATTGCAAACTTGCCTGATGCGTACCCGGCAGCCATCAATCATTTCCTCTGTACGTTGGCACAGCAAAGTAACTGGAGCGCTCGCGGTCCTCTGCCGCAGCCCGGGCAAACTCTTCCTCATAGAACTGCTTGAGGATTTGGATGCGGTCAGGGGCTTTCTTGATGGCCAAGTAGTAGGCAAGGCCTGCGATCAGGCAAGGCAAGAAGCGGAAGGAGATGTCTGCTGTGTTCGTAAAGGCACCAGCCTCCTGGATGCGACGAATGGCGTAGTAGCGGAAGATGTACTGCTGCGTGGCATCCGGGGCAGGATACAAGAACAGCTTGGCGGGGACCGTGCGCTGAACGTAGAACTGAGCAGGGCGCGAGGGCGTGAACTTGTTGGGCACGTGCAGGTACTCTGCGCTGCCAATCCGGTCAATCGTGATGTCCTGCTGGTTGGAAGTGCCTGCGTTGGTACGGATCACCGCCGACAAGGCATCTACCGTGTCTGCAGGCAGGTCGTACTCGTGCACGTTGGCCGTCAGGATCACCTGTCGCTGTTCGATCGTCCACAAGTTCAGCCCACGGTTGGCCCACTCCGCGAACATCAGGTTCAGCGACCGTTGGGCCGTCCGGGCGTCATAGCCGTCACGAACCTGGAGACCGCAGCGCTCATACGCTTCGAGGATGATCTCATCGAAGTCCAGGTTGTAAGCGGAGACGCCGGAAGTGGTCATGGCTTAGTAGATTCGGGCAGAACGGGCACGTGCAGCACCTACGCCGCGGACTTGTACTCGGTCGCCTGTGACCGACTTCTTGACAGGCTGGGTCAGCACTGTGGCTGTGGGGCCTGCTGCGTCAGAGCCCGAAGCGCTGATCTTGCCCCCTTTAGGCACGTCCGACATGGGCACCGATTTGGCTTTGCTTGATTTCATAGCGTTACCGCCTTTCATGGTTGTTACTTGCCAGCGGCGTCATACGCCCGGATGGCGTCAATCTTACGCTCGATCCTGTCAAAACGATCCAACAATTGCTGCATGTCTGCGCGGAATTCTGAACGAGTGATGTGGTCGCGTGCCACCTCTTCTCTGGTCTTGTTCAGCAAGATGCTAATTCGACCGAGCTCGGCAAACTTTTCCTTAATTACGAACCCCAGCAATGCAACGATTGCTGTAAGAACGACGTTCCAGACCATCATCTCCATAACCTAGCACTTCCATGCCCGCAGGCTTTTGTTGATACGGCTGTCCGGATCTTTGGCTGTCTTCTCGCTTGTGAGCTTGGCCTTCATGCCCTCCATCCGCCCACAAAAGGACGCCTTGCGTCCTTTTGCTTCCTTGGTCTTGGGGGCTGGCGCAGGCGGCTTCAGGTTCATGCCCTGAGCCTTTGCGGAAGCCCGGCCCTTGGCGTTCAAGCCGCCCTTAGGGTTCTTGCCTTCCTTGCGCTGCCAAGCTGGAGACGTTGCCATGATCAGTACATCTTGCACTGCTTGTTGCGAGCCTGGCCTACGCCACGAGGAGCCACAGAGGCCGAAGGCTTCTGGTAATCCTTGCGCGGGGTCTGCTTGGGACCGCCCTTGGACATGTCCTGTTTTTGAGCACCGGGCTGAACTTCGCCTTGGTACTGATCATCTGCCATTTTTGCTGCTCGTCCCATGGTGGACTCCTTATCCGTAGAAGAAGGTCACCGAAGTGGGACCAGTGATGGTGAGGTATGGGTCGTCCTTGAACACTACGCCGTCGCCTGGGATGAGGACGTAAGTGGAGCCGTTGCCCGCAGTGCTGGCAGGCGTAGCCAAGAGAATCTTCTCTTCGCCGCCGGTTCCGCCATCCTTGAAGGAAATGGAGCCCGCCGTGCCTGCCACGTAATAAATGGATTTGATACGAGCACGAGGTTGACCGATGCCTGTGGCACCGGTCGTGGTCATCGTTTTCGATCGTACGTCAAACTGAAACATAATCAATCTCCTTTAAAACAGGGGCCGAAGCCCCCGAGATCAATTAGGCAGTGCGTGTGAACACGTATGCGGTGGCGCTGGAGAACATGATGGTGAATCGTGCCAAGCCGGTAACACCGGAAGGAACGGTCAGGTCACCAAAGCTGGCAGGAGTGTCAGCCGCTGCGCCAGACAAAATGCCATTGACTGCGACAGCAACGGTCACGGTGTTTGCACCGGCAGTGTTGTCAATGTACAGGTCCATCACGGTGCCGCGAGTTGCGCCCAGAGCCGCGCCCAGCAAAGTGCCAGTAGGCAAAGTGATGGTGGTGGCGGCTGCCGAGGTGGAAGTGATGTAGCCGGTGACGACCTGGGCTGCAGTGGCAGTGGCAGTCGCGTTGATCGCGGCAGTTGTTGGGTGGTTCTGGTCAGTGAAAACCAAGTTGGTGGCTGTCAGGTTGGTCACGCTGGTTGTAGCGCCAAAAGAAGCGTCTACGGTGACGGTGCCTGTGCCCTCGGCTACGGTGACAGATTGAAAGCCGTTCTGCGAGCGAACTGGGCCAGAGAAGGTGGTGTTTGCCATGATGGTTTCCTCATGCGGTTGAGGCGTATCTGTCTGCATGACGTCGGCCCGGAGCCGTCAGATACACCGGAGAAGTCCGGG